TTGGTTGTGGTTTTAGAAAACTTAAATGCGCTCTCACTAAACCCAAACATTTTCAAATTATGAACATCAAGACAACCCACCTTGCCTATACATAACTGTAGTACAAAGCCAGCTTTAACGATACCAATGCCGGGTATACTTGATACTGATAATATTTTTTCTGCTAGTGATAGATTAGGGTTAAATATATCTTTGTGTAGTTGTTTGTAGTTTGAATGTATATATTCAAAAGCATCTCTTTTTATTTTTTGTTTTAAAGAAGGTGCTTGAATACCTAGTGATCTTTCTTCGTCAGTGATTTTATTTAGTCGTGAGAAATGGTTGCGTATACTACGAGACACAAACAACATTGCTTCTCTTGTATATTTGGGATCTGCCTCACACGATTTCTGTACTTCGTATTGATCTCTTTTATACATTTATATAATCTCCTATTCTGTTCTTCGTAATAGTTAATTTAATTATATATACCAAAAAAAAAGAGGAGCTGTAAAGCCCCTCCCATTATTTACTCTAATATAAAAGATTCTTTATTAAAGGCATCTATAAAATCACTAGTTAGATCATTAATAGTAAAGATACCTTTTTGGTTATTATCATATAATACGTCAGCAATCTGCCAATCTTTGCGTGTCATTTTATTTCCTTTCTCATAAATTTGGGTATTCTTTTACCGCATAAATTTGGGTATTCTTGTGCAAGGTTATAATCTTGTATTGCTTCATAAAGAAAACCAATAAAAGACATAACAGCTACAATCATTAACATAATACCTATAAATAGGTCAATACTTATAACTGTTATGATTGATATTGTACTAATACAACTTGTAATTAATAATATTATTTTCATATTTTATTCCTTTTCATTTATAGCTTTTGCTACTAAATTAAGAGTTTCAATATGTAATACTTCTCTACCTTCCTCTTGTGCTTTTGCTACTCTATTAAATAGAGACTCTAATACCTTGTTCACATCTATTGCGGTTGGTTCTTTCTCAACTGTATAATCCCAAAATGGTACTTGCTTTGCTTCATCTAGCATGAATTGACGCTTGGGATTTTTAGGCTTTGTGAATTTTTCTTTTTTATTATTCCAATTATAGGGTGTATGATCTGCTATGTATTTAATTAAAGCTTTTTGTCTGCTACTTTTTGGCATTGCACAGACTAACATTGTCAGTGGTGTATTGTTGCCATGTTCTATAGCATGAGCTATGCCACCAATGGCGGTATCTTGAATTAAATTATCAAGATTTTTGCCACGTTGTCCAATGCTTCGAATGTTTTTCTTCAGTTGTTTAATATCCATTTTTTTACTCCATTGTTAATTTAACACGCATCAAAATAATGCCACAAATTCACTTAATAAAATGAACTTATGGCATTATTCCAATTTGTCAGATTGAAAAAATGCAACATAAAAAAGAAAATAAAAATAAACTAATAACCATTGCATAGGCTAGGTTATAGAATATTTAAATTAACTTGTGATTTACGTTTATCAAAAATTTAGGAATTGCAACCTTGGCTAGATAAAAACCCAACGTCTATTTGCGGCCACGTTTAGCCGCCACACTTTACTAGGTAAGACTGATTTTTTTTATCAATCCGCTTGCGCTAGTGTGTACCTCATGCTTTCACATGCTTGGCAGTATTCCAAGGTTCCCTGTTGGGTTGCTCTAGTTCACATTGTGTCGCTTGAATTATAAACCGTACCATATCGCCCATGCGATGATTTAACAGTCAATAACTTGCTAACATTATTCACCAATCACTATCATAACCTAATTGCTTAGATCACTCATTGAACCATGTTAAGCGTTACCGCTTAATCCTTGACCGCTGACACCCTAGCTAGTAGGGCTTGCGCTGTTTCAATGATCAAACATTAGAACAAAACGAATCACTATGCAAGAAAAAAATTATCGTTATAAATCAATAACTTATGAAAGTTATCCACAGCCATATAAAAATAAAATAATGATTTATAAGCATTAAAATCTTGATATTAAGCAGGGATATGTTGCGAGCTGTTCGTGAATAGGTCAATAATGCTGTCCTAATTTAAGTGGCACCTAAATAGGTAAGTAGTGCTGACCTACAACTGGCAATAGGTAAGCAATGCTGACATATCGTCTTGGTATATTATAATGTGTCGTCTTGTCTACTCATGAATGTTGCTATTTTGTTCTATTTTCTGAGGGTTTAGGTACAAATGTTGCCTATTTGTTCTTAAAGAGGATGAAAACACTAGCTAGTTCCTCATTTGTTCCCTATTTGTTCGCAATAAGGTATCTTTTATAGAACAAAGTAGGAACAAAGCAAGAACATTGCAGACCCTGCACAAAAAAAATGCATTGTGTATTCTATATATA